CTGGCAGAGAGATTAGATGAAGATCTTCTTCAAGAAATTTCAACAGGAGTAGTTGATAGGTATAATACTGATAAAAACTCAAGAGAAGAGTGGGAATCCATGTTTGAAAAAGGATTTGATCTTCTCGGACTTAAACTTGAAACAACTTCTGAGCCGTTTGAAGGGGCATGTACAGCGGTTCATCCTCTATTAATTGAGTCAGCAGTTAAGTTTCAGTCTAAAGCTTCTCAAGAATTACTTCCTCCAGGTGGTCCTGTAAAGGCACAAATTATGGGAGATGAAACTGCTGAAAAAATACAACAGGGAAATCGTGTAGAAGACTTTATGAACTATCAGCTTACTGAACAAATGCCTGAGTATTTCGATGAGTCAGAAAGAATGTTGTTTCACCTTCCATTAATAGGTTCAGCTTTTAAGAAAATTTATTATGATGCTTCTCTTAAACGACCATGTTCAGAATTTGTACCTATAGATCAGTTTTATGTTTCATATTATGCAAGTGATTTAAGAAGAGCAGATAGGTATACTCACGTTATTTATCGTAATCCTGTGGACATGTTAAAAGAAATAGCTTCAGGAATGTATAGAGATATTGATCTTCCTGAACCCTCTACTCCCAATCTATCTCCTATTACGTCCAAGATGGATCAAATTCTTGGGCTTAATCCTTCAGGAGATGAAGATCCTCAGTTTACGATTTTAGAACAACATTGTTATCTTGAACTTCCAAAACCGTTTTGTGAGGGAGAAGGTGTATCTCTTCCTTATATTGTATCGGTAGAAGAAAGTTCAGGTAACGTATTAAGTATCCGTAGAAACTACAGACCAGACGATCCTACTAAATCGAAAACATTATATTTTGTACATTATAGATTCGTTCCTGGGTTTGGTTTCTACGGATTAGGTTTGATCCACTTCCTTGGTAATTTAACTATGACTGCTACAGCAGCTATGAGAGCCTTGGTAGATGCAGGTCAGTTTGCTAATCTTCCTGGTGGATTTAAAGCAAAGGGTGTAAGGATTGTAGGAGATAATGATCCTATATCACCAGGAGAATTTAAAGAAGTTGAAGCAACAGGAATGGATCTAAATAAGGCAATTGTTAATCTGCCTTATAAAGAGCCATCACAAACTTTATATAATATGCTTCAGTTTGTAGCTGCAACAGGGCAGAAGTTTGCTGACAGTACTGAAAAGATTATTTCAGATGCTTCTTCGTACGGTCCAGTAGGTACTACAATGGCTCTCTTAGAAGCTTCAAGTAAGTTCTTTAGTGCTGTACACAAGAGACTTCATAAATCTCAAAGAGATGAGTTTAAGATTTTAGCTCGTATTGATATGGACTTTCTACCACAAGAATATCCTTATGATATGCCAAGTGTAAGTAGAAAGATTTTTAAGGGGGACTTTGACGGTAAGATTGATATTATTCCAGTAAGTGATCCAAATATTCCTTCCAACGCACATCGTATGATGTTAGCTCAGATGACATTACAATTGGCACAACAGTCTCCACCAGGCATGTTTAATCTTGAAGCACTTAACAGAACTATTTTAGAGTCAGCAAATATGCCAAACATAAATCAAATTTTACCTGCTAAGAAGGTAGCAAAGCCACAAGATCCTGTATCTGATATTTTGGCAGCTACAAAGGGTATTCCAATTGGAGCATTCCCAGGACAAGATCACGATGCACATATTCAGGTAAAGATGGCCTATATACAAGATCCTATGAATGGGGCAAATCCTATTATGAAAAGGATTATACCTGTTTTACAGGCTAATATTCAGGAACATTCAGTTCTTAAATATCAGGAACAGATGAGTGGAATGGCAAATGAGATTATTAAACGTGTTCCACCTGAGACTGCCTCATCTGAAAATATTGTAGAAATGGCTCAGATAAAAGCTGCTCAACAAATTCTTCAGGCCAATAAAGCAGCAGCAGGTCAACAGATGAGTCCTGAACAGCAGATGGTTCAGCTTGAACAAGCAAGAGTAGCTTTAGAACAACAGAAGTTACAGTTAAAGGCAGCTACTGATTCAGCCGATGCAGCCCTTGAAAATAGAAAACTTGATCTTGAAGAAAAAGAACTACAGGCTAAGATCATTCAAAAAGGAATGAGTGAACAGATTGATATACGAGAGAAGAGTGAAGAAAGAGAATCACGACAAGCTATCAAAGCTATTGATATCTTAACTAGAGTAGCAACTGAACAAGCTAAACTTGATACAAGTGAAAAGCTTAAAGTTATGGAGATTGTTGCGAAATTAGCAGCTATGGCTAATGACGATAATCGTGATAGACAGTTAAAAGGAATGGATGTATTAATGGAGTTGGCTAAAATGGCCGAAAAAACTGATTTGAAAAAGGAAAATTTATCAACTAAGGTTCAAGAAATAGTTTCAGCAAAGGAGATTAACTTATGAAAGAATCGTTAGAAAGTTTAATGAAATTGGGTTGCAACTGTATTGGTTGTGGATGTAGTCGTTGGTTTTGGATCTCGGCACCAATCTGGATTATTGTAGGTATGGTAATAGGATATTGGTGGATTGATGGTTCTCCTGACATAGGTGGTTCTACCGAGTAATAAGATGGAAGCATGGGACGAAACCATTTTAGAATTTAATAAGGAAATAGAAAAGGTTAAAGAAGCCTTGGCTATGGGAGCGGGTAGTTCCTTTTCAGAATATCAAAATCTTGTAGGTTATTGCAAGGGAATAATATTTTCAAGAGAAATACTTACTAATATTATTAAAAAAAGAAGTGATGGTTTTTATAATGAAGAGGAGGATAAGTAGTGCGATCAGTCGCTATGGAAAAAGCAATTAAAAATGATCAGTGGATTTCCAATGAGGAAGATCTTCCAGATCCAAAAAATTTACCATGTCTGCCGGGATATAATTTATTGATACGACCAGTATCTATAAAGGGTGTGACAAAAGGAGGACTTCTTCTTCCAGACTCAACTCAAGATGATATGGCGTATTTAACTACTGTAGGAAGAGTTTTGGTGTTGGGAGAACTGGCATATTTAGATAAAAACAAGTTTCCTAAGGGTCCGTGGTGTAAAGTAGGTGATTATGTATGTTATGGTAAACATACAGGAACTAAGCTTTTATATAAAGGAATTAAGTTATTGGTTCTTTTTGATGATCAAATTATGATGAAAGTGGGTAACTCTAAAGATTTAGATCCTACATTTAATTTGTCTAATTAGTTAATTTTTAGTTGCATAGTAGTTAATTATGTGATATAATATTTAAAACAGACGTAATCGTTGATTCGTAACAGCGTTATTAAGAAAGGAAATATAGCTATGGATGATGCACAATGGTCAGAGATTTCAGTTACTAAGGGTGAAGAGCCTGAAAAGGTAGAGTATGAGGTTGAAGGCCAAGAAGAAAAAAAGATATTAAAAGAAGAAGAGCAGGAAGATACTACTGAATCCTCTTGGGAAGATGAAGGTGGTAGCTTTACTGAAGAGGAAAAGGTAGAAGCAGTAGAAGAAGAGGTAGTTAGTGAGCCTGAAGAAATAAAAGGTATTAAAACTAAGGGCGCTCAAAAAAGAATACGGAATCTTGTTAAGCAACGTAAAGAACGAGATGAACATATTCAAAACCTCATTCAACAAAATGAAGAACTAACTAAAAAACTTGTTGGAAGAGAAAAGCAATTTACTGAAGCTCAAGAAATAACTACTGATACTTCAGAAAAACAATTACAAGAAGGAATGGAACTTGCCAGAACAAACTATCTTGAAGCTTATCAAAGTGGTGATGGAGAAAAGGTTTTAAAAGCACAGGAAGTTCTTAACCAACACCAAAGAGATATTGATAGTTTGGGTGCTACAAAGGCTGCTCTTCAAAGATATAAACAAACTGTAGAGCAACAGGAGCAACAAATTCAACAAGCACCAGCACAACAACATACAGTAGATCCACGAGCAGTAAGGTGGGCATCCGATAATGAATGGTTTGGTAAAGATACTGTAATGACTGCTGCTGCTTTGGCAATTGATAATGATTTAAAACAGATAGGGCTTAATCCTTCAGATAATGAGTTTTATTCTGAAATAGATAATCGTTTAAAGAAAGCATTTCCACATAAGTTTAATACAGAACAACAAGAAGGTGTGGAACAAGAAGTTCGGAATCAGTCGCCGAAAACGACTGCTCAAGTGGTTGCGGGAGCATCACGTTCTCCTTCAACTTCCAGTAAAAAGGTCAAGCTTACACAAGAAGATATGAGGTTGGCTAAAAAATGGGACATACCACTTGATAAATATGCTGCTGAAAAATTGAAAATTGATCAATCAGAAGGCGGGTATACAGATGTTGAAACAAGGCGTGGAGGATAAAAAATATGCCATTGGAAAAAAGAGAACGTACAGAAGATATGAGGGAAAATAAAACAAGAGAAAAAGAATGGACCTATGAAGAACACGATGTTTTAAGTATTCCAGATACGATCAAAGCACGGTTCGATTCTCAGGATATGCATCTACGTTGGATTAGAATCAATAATAAAGGTGTTGATGATTATCTAAATGTAGGCAAGAAATTAAATGAGGGATGGGTATTCGTAACTCCTGATGAAGTTCCTGAAATGTCTTCTTCTTCTATCGTACTGGAAGGTGGTCGTTATGCTGGCGTAATCAACCGTGGTGATTTAGCCCTTGCAAAGATTGCAAAGGGACAGCATGAGGCAAGAACAAGGCATTTTGAAGATAAGAGTAAAGATCTGGTAACTGCTGTTGAAGCACAAATGGAAGGAAACTCTGATTCAAGAATGCCAATTTCCAACAGTAGTAAGTCCCAAATTGTTAAGGGAAGGCAACCGTCTTTTCAAGACTCATAGGTACTTGCTTGGTTTAATTTAAAGGGAGATGTGATATGACTACAACTGCGCAAGCATCTGGCCTTACGCCTTCACGAAGGTATGGTTCCAGAGCTAATTCTACTGGTACAAATACCCAGTATCCTATTGCAAGCGGTTATGCAAGTGATATTTTTACTGGTGATCTTGTACGAGTTAGTGCAGGTAATCTAAATGTGATTACCTGTACAACTGAGTATGTTTGGGGTGTTTTCCAAGGTTGTTATTATGAAGCTGATGGTGTTCCTAAATGGTCCCGCTATTGGCCTACTGGTACTTCCGCTTCTAATGCATATGGGATTGTCAGTGATGATCCTCAGACTGTATATGAAGTTCAGGCAGACGCCTCTGTAAGTGTGGGTGATGTAAACTCACTTAATTTTGATATTACTATAGCTGCGGGTTCAACTACTACGGGACAGTCAGGATTTTCTCTTGATGCAAGTTCTCGTAATGCTGCACAAAGAATGACTCGTGTAGTTGGTTGGGTTGACGAACCAGGAAATAATATCAATGTTTCTGCCGAAAGAGCTTTTGAGGTTGTTGAGGTTAAACTTATTCAACACTTTGATCGGTTTGGCGCAATCGGCGTTTCGGCTAGATAAGGGAGGAATAAATTATGGCTATTAATAGAGCAAGTATTGCCAAAGAACTTCTTCCTGGTCTAAATGCCGTTTTTGGTATTGAGTATGGAGAAGTTGAAAATCAATATAAAGACCTGTTTGAAGTAGAAAATTCAGACAGAGCCTTTGAAGAGGAAGTCTTGTTTACCGGGTTCGGTACTGCACCTGTTAAAGGTGAGGGTGCTTCCATTAGTTATGATAATGCACAAGAGAGTTATACGGCTCGTTATGTTAACGAGACTATTGCTCTTGCATTTGCAATTACTGAGGAAGCAATGGAAGACAACCTTTATGATACGTTTGCCAAGTTGAGGGCTAAAGGTCTTGCCCGTTCAATGGCAAATACTAAACAAGTTAAAGCTGCGGATATCTTTAACAATGGGTTTAATACCGCTACTACCTATGCAGGTGGTGATGGTCAGCCCTTGTTTTCCGCTTCCCATCCAACCGTTGGTGATGGAACGCAATCCAATGATTTGAGTGATGCCGATTTATCGTTCTCTTCGTTGGAATCAGCTATAACTACTATTCAGAAGATTAAGGACGATAGAGGTATTCTTGTTGGAGGCGCTCCCATGTCTGTGCATGTGGCGGCTGACAATTGGGCGACTGCTAATGCAGTTCTTAATTCTGCCTATAGACCAGCTTCAGGTGAGTCAGGGGCCATTGGTTCTGCGGCTACGAATCCTTCAGGCTGGAATGACGTTAACTCCATTCAGAGCATGTCTATGCTTCCGAAAGGAGTATTTGTCAACCGTAGGTTTACTGATACCGATGCTTGGTTCATTAGAACGAATGTTCCTAATGGTGCTAAGATGTTTAACAGAACTCCTCTTCAAACGAAGATGGAGCCTGACTTTGATACTGGTAATCTTCGGTTTAAGGCCCGTGAGCGTTACAGCTTTGGTTGGTCTGACTGGAGAGGTTATTTCGGTAACTCTGGTTAAGAAGTGTTATATAGTTTGGAGGAAGGGATTAGGTTCTCTTCCTCCACTCTATCTTATATATTAAGGAGTATAGTCTATGGCCTCAAATATTAAAACAGCTATGGTAGATGCAGGTGGTACTGGAAGTGGTCTTCTGGTAGACATTACTACTTCAGTAACTTTAAATAGTTCAAACGGAGTAGACGATTTTATTAGAATTTATTCTATTCACTCAAATGGAGTAGCAAGCGGAAGTAATCAGATTACAGGTGAAAAACAAATCGTATCTGATCCCGCTCATACGGGAGCAGTAGGTACTGCGATGAAGTGGACTGATGAAGCTGGTTCTCCAACAGATATTTATCTGGGTGATATTGGCCCCAGAGTTAGAGGAGTTGTAAAAGTTTCAGCCGCTGCTTCAACAACGGCAATTACTGTATTCTATGGATAAAGGAGCCTGAAAATGGCTAACTATACTTATCTGGTTAACGATATAAAAAACACTGCTGAAGATGATTCCTCTGAATTTTTAACTGCAATTGCTAAATTTGTTAACAAAGCAGAAAATCGTTTAACAAGAGATTTGGACGATTACGGTCTTGTAACTTTTACTTCAATTGCAGTTTCAGTAAACAATCCTTATGTGTCCTTACCTTCAGGAACAAGGATTGTTAAAAACTTTAATGTTATGGTAAGTGGAAGTAAAACAAATTTACTTCAAAGAACAGACGAGTTTATCCATGACTACTGGCCTTATGTAAGTGCCTCAGTAGGTACACCAAAATATTATGCAAGAAGAACTAATTCAAGTGTATTAATTGCACCTACTCCCGTTTCAACTTTGGACGGGGAAATTGCACATGTCAATAGACCAACTTCACTTAGTTCAGTTGCACCAAATAATTATTATAGTGATTTCTGTTATGATGCTTTGTTCTACGCAAGTATGATTGAAGCATCTTTTTTTATGAAAAGCTTTACAGTTATTCCAGCATGGCAAGGAGAATATACAGCAGCTATTGATGGGTTGCGTAATCAGGCTAGAAGAACGAGACAAGACGATATGAATACACCGTTCAGCCCTGTAGGCGCTGATGATCCATTAATCAAGGGAAGTAATTAAAATGGCACCTAATAGGAAAAAAAAAGTAACGCTCACTGATGAGCAGAAAGAATATATGGAATTATATGGGCCAACTGGTGGACATTTTAAAAACTATACAGATCCTAAAACTGGAAGAGAGTGGGATCATATTCAAGAATTAGTTCCCTTACCTCGTGGAAATCTTAGTCGTGACGAATATGATACATTAATGACAAGTTTAGAAAAAAACCAAAAGCAACGGATTAAAAAAGAAATGTTTGGGGAAGGTAAAATACCATTACCAAAATATTTAAGCAACTATGAAGTATTAGGACCACCTGAAAATAGAGTGCTTGGAAGACAACCATTCCAGATGATGAATAGTGGAGGCCAGTTAAAACCCAAAAGACGGACATCCAAAAAACCTATACATAAACGTGGTGGTGGAGTAATTGGTAGTAATAAAATTATTAAAGGCTATAAAAAAGGTGGTCAGGTGTAATGACTATTTCACGATCTAGTATTCCCAAGGAGATTAAGATAGCTAAGAAGAAGAAAGATAAGAAGTGGATTCAAAAAGTTAATAAGTCTATTAAGAATCGTGGTACTAAAGGAAAGTGTACACCTATAACAAAACCCGGCTGTACTGGTCGGGCTAAAGCATTAGCAAAAACTTTTAAAAAAATTAGAGGAGGGGCATGATATGCCTGGATTAGGAACAATTAGAAGAGCAGTAAAGACAGCAACAAAGAAGCGGCCCGGTAGACGTTCTAAAAAAGGTCGTAAAGTTATTCCTGAACATATAAAGAATAAAGCAAAAGCTGCTGGATATTCTTCTGTTAAAAAATGGAAGGAAGCTGGAAGTCCTGAACCTAAAAAGAAATCAAAAGGGAAGGGAAAGAAAGACCCAAGTACTTTAACTGCAAAAGAAAAAGCAGCAATTAAAAAAAAGAACGAAAGAAATAGAAGGGCTGCTAAACTAAGACAAGAAAGATTTGAAACCCGTAATCCTGGAATTATGGCATCACAAGCTGCTGATGCAAAAGCGCAAAAAATGTCAGAACAGCCTACAGCACAAGCTGTTAGAGCTGCTGTTCCTTCAGGGGGAAAAAGGCTTCCTGTATTTGCTCCAGGTCTTTATCCTCCTCCAAGGTCTAGTATTGCAGGTCAATCAGTAGAAGCAGGACCGTTAAGATCAAAGGTTATTCCTCCTGGTACAACTAGAAAAGATAGAGTTTCTCCTGCAAGAAGGAGACAGCTTGTAAGGAGTGGTATGGCAGGTGTTGATCCTAAAACAGGATTACTAACACAAAAAGGAACTTTTGCTCCTCCTCGTCGTAATACTGGTGAAGAAATGGGTATACTCAGTCCTATTGATGAAGAAGATATTTTAAGCAATCAAGGAATGAGTATAATAGAACCACGTAAAAAGGGTGGCAAAGTAAAGAAAAAATCTAGTAAAAAATCCTCTAAAGGAGTCGGTGTTGGTGCTGCACTTAGAGGACATGGTGCAGTAAGAAAAAATAGGAGGACATAAATTATGGCATTCGGAACAATAGGTAAAGCAATTAAAGCAGTTGTAAAAAAGAGGCCAAAAACAGGAAGAAAAACAGGTTCGTTGGAAATGGACAGCCCTTTGGGTATTACAGATACTCCCGCAGCCCGTCGAGCAAAAAAAGGTTTTAGGGTAAAACGAGGGGGTTCTCGTGATCCTTCAGAGGAAGCAGCATCAAAGGCTCAACAAGCTGAACGTGGAGTTCAACCAGATAAAGTAAAGGCTGCTAGAGCAAGAGTTTCTCCTGCTCGTAAAACAGCTATAGATAAAATGGATGCTGGAGAGATTGCTCAGAAGTATACTGGCGCACAAATTGCAGCTATGCAACGAAAGTTTAAAGATCCTAAAGTTTTAAAAAAGCTTAAAAAGGCTAGAGAATATAGAACGGATTTAGTAGATACTCTTGAAGATACAGCTAACTTAAGAGGAACAATACCACCTCGAAAAGAAGAGAGGCAATATAGGAAAAGAGGTGGAAAAGTAGGATCTGCAAAACGTAAATCTAAATCAAGACCTAAAGGTGTAGGTGCTGCTCAACGTGGTTGGGGAGCAACAGGTAAATCCTAATGCCTTATAAAAGATTGGGCAAAACTGTATATAAAAAAGTTAATAAGACTTGGAGAAAAAAAGCTACTGCAAGTTCTATAGAAAATGCAAAGAAAATGATAAAATTATTATATTCAAAAGAAAAGAATGAATAGGAGGGAATATAAAATGTCAGGTAGAATTTCACCTAGTATAGCAAATATGGATAATAGAAATAATGCAGTTAGTAGGAAAACAACGTCAACTCCTGCAAAGAAAACTAAAAAGAAAACTAGAAAGCCAGAAGGATATACTGCTCGGAAAGATGAATCAGTAGCAGCTAGGTTGGGCGCAGGTCCAGCTTCTAAACGAAAAGCTAGACGAGATGAGTCTTATGGTGCTTATGGAAGTACCGCTGCCAAACCAAGAGGCGGTGGTAAGATTAACGTATAAGGATAAGTTTAATGGCTGTTTCAGGTACATATAACTTCAATCTTGATATAGATGAGGTAATACAAGAAGCTACTGAAATGCTGGGTGGTGAACAAACGCTTGGGCATGAGCCAGCATCTGCCAGACGTTCTATTAATATCATGTTGAAGGATTGGCAAAATCGTGGTATTATGTTATGGACAACAGCAGTTACACTCGTAACTGTTTCTACAAGTGTTACAAGTTATGATCTAGGTTCAAATATTTTGGACGTAATGGAGTTGGTAGTGAATCGAGACAATGTTGATTTACAGGCCCAAAGAATTACGTTTGAAGAATATATGCTTATTCCTAGAAAGTCACAGACTGGAAGGGCCAGTCAATGGACACTTAAAAGAAATAGAGATAATCCTACTATTTCAGTATGGCCTATTCCTGCAAATACAACTGATATTTTAAAAATAGAAACAATTAGTGAGCTTGAAGATGTTAATCAATCGGCCATCCAGAATGCAGATATACCTAAGTATTTTCTACCTCCTCTCACTTGTGGTTTGTCTTATTATTTGGGTATGAAACGAGCCGGTATTCCAGATACCAGAATTGCTATGCTTAAACAAAACTATGAAGAATTGTTACAGAGAGCAATGGAAGAAAATAGACAAAGATCAAGTATGTTTATTAGACCAAGATTAAGATGGTATTAAAATGGCAAGTGGAAAAAACTCATGGGCAATATGTGATATATGTGGTTGGAGATACAAACATTCTGTAATGCAGATGAACAGTTATGGATTGTTAGTATGTCCACAAGATTTTGAAGGAGCGTTTGATTTAAAAAATAACCCACAAAATAAGGTTCCAGATGTAAGGGATAATCCTAATATTCCCAATCCTAGACCTGAACCTTTTCCAGGTGGACAAAATCTTTTATGGGAACAAGTTACTTCTAATTGGGAAGATGAAACAAATTATTGGAATTTGATATGACAGAATTAACAGGAAAACAAATAGCAAGCACTTATAAGCAACTTTTAAAAATAGGTGTATCAACTAATACTGGTGTATCTACTACACTTCAGACTGTACAAAGTGGTGATGGTACAAACTCTGCATTACAGATAGCAACAGGTAAAGTTGCAGTTGCAGGAGAACTAAGTGTAAGTGGAGACTTTTCGATAGGTAATCTTAAAGTAAATAAGATTAATGTTTCAACTTGTATAAGTGCAACTAATTTAGTAGCTGCTACTGGATCTTTTACTACAAAGGTATCAGGTGTAGCAGGTGAGTTTAGTGGAACAGTTTGTGCTGCAACATTTGATGGTGCTTTAACTGGTGATGTAACAGGAGATATTGATGGTGCAATAGGATCATTTAGTGCATGTATAAGTGCAACTAATTTAGTAGCTGCTACTGGATCTTTTACTACAAAAGTTTCAGGTGTAGCAGGTGAGTTTAGTGGTACTGTGTGTGCTGCAACATTTGATGGTGCTTTAACAGGTGATGTTACTGGGGATATAGATGGAGCTACTGGTTCGTTTTCAGCTTGTATTAGTGCAACCAATCTTGTTGCAGCTACAGGAAGTTTTACTACAAAAGTATCAGGAGTAGCTGCTGAATTTAGTGGTAATGTTTGTGCTGCTGAATTTTATGGAGGTGGTGCAAATATAACAGGTATAACTCATCCAACATCAGTGGCAGCAATGACTATTAATACTTTGGGTGTGGTAACAGCAGCTTCTATTACTTCATTGGTAGCACCTCATGGTTCATTTACTACAAAAGTTTCAGGTGTAGATGGTGAGTTTAGTGGTACTGTATGTGCAGCTACCTTTGATGGTGCTTTAACAGGTGATGTTACTGGTGATTTAACGGGTGATGTTACTGGTGATTTAACGGGTGATGTTACTGGTGATTTAACGGGTGATGTTACTGGTGATATTACTGGGGATATTGATGGTGCAGTAGGCTCATTTTCAGCATGTATTAGTGTAACTAATCTTGTAGCTGAAACAGGCTCATTTACTACCAAAGTCTCAGGTGTAGCAGGAGAATTTAGTGGTACTGTGTGTGCAGCCACTTTTGATGGTGCTTTAACTGGAGATGTTACTGGTGATATTGACGGGGCAACAGGTTCCTTTAGTGCGTGTATAAGTGCAACAAATCTAGTTGTAGCTACAGGTTCTTTCACAACTAAAGTTTCAGGCGTAGCTGCTGAATTTTCAGGAAATGTCTGTGCATCAGAATATTACGGTGATGGTAGTAATTTAACTAATTTACCTTCTGCTCCTACTTCAGTAGCTTCATTTACTATAAATCAGTTAGGGGTTGTAACTGCTGCATCTATTACTTCTTTGGTAGCTCCACATGGATCGTTTACTACCAAAGTATCAGGTGTAGCTGCGGAATTTAGTGGTAATGTATGTGCCTCAGAATATTACGGAGGAGGTAGTAATCTTACAGGTATATCAACATCGTTTACTGGTATTGCCTCAAACATAACTCCAGATGGAGATGGGACTCGTGATATCGGTACATTAAGTACGGGATTTAAAGATATCTATCAAACCCTTCCTCCGTTTATTGCAGATATGAGGATGCAGAGTTTCACACTATGGATTTCAAATGAAAGTGGAACTCTTAAACACAACTTTAGTAACTCTCAGGATATTCTTGGCTCTGTGACATTACTTTCTACCGTTGCTGGCAGCCCAGGCGGTTCATTAACGACAACACCAACAGTTGATTCAAGCACAGCTATGGCTAGTGGTGGGGGCATTCTTTCTAGCGATACCACCAGTTTTGTAATAGATACAATTAATGCTCAACTGGATGCTGGTGGTGCCTTAATATTTGGTATCGCTACAATCGCTAGAGGTACTATAGGAACAGATAATGTTTATGCAGTTTATAGGCACAATAATTCTAATATTAATGGAACGACAAAAATTAGACCGATTATCACATTTTTTACTAATACTGGTGGTGCTTGGAATATCAACACAACGAATATCGCTACTTCTAAAAGTATAGGTGTTCAAGTGTTGATGGGTATAGCATAAGGAGATTTTGAAATGGCAACTAAAGAAGAAAAAATCAAACAGGCTCGTTCAGATAGATGGTTTGCTATGAATGGTTGGAGAAATGGTGGGCCAGATGGTTCTGCAAGATGGTCAGGTGATGATCCCTCAAAAGCTGATGCAAAAATTCTAACTGAAATGGATATAATATGGATGAAGATGATGCTATCGGTAGAAGGGTTGAACTCCGATACAAAAACAAAATATGAGACAATTGTTAACGCTGAACAAGCTGAATTTGAGCGTTTAGATGCCATATATGAAAATGTCAAGGCTACAGTAGTAGATGATTAAGGGAGAAGGAGATGGCTTCAACTTATACAAGTAGAATTAATTTAGAATTACAAACAGATGGAGAAAATCCCAATAGTTGGGGGGATATTCTTAATAATAATGTCATTAAATTACTGGATGATGCAATTGGAGCATATACTTCCGTAACTCTTTCGTCTGCTGATTATACGCTTACAACCAATGATGGAGCTACAGATCAAGCTCGTTCTCCAATGATTGAAATTATTGGAACAGTAAGTTCAAGTGTAAATCTTATTGTACCTGCTGTAAGCAAGTTTTACATTATCAAAGATAAGACAGTAAGGCAAAATGATTCTACAATCAAAATAAAAACAGCAGCAGGAACAGGATATACAGTAGGTGCAAGTGCAACTAAACTTATATTTAGTGATAGTGTAAGTGTTTATGAAACAGACGGAATGGGAGCTACGGTTTGTATCACAGACTTGTTTGCAGCTACAGGTAATTTTTCAGCTTGTGTAAGTACAACAAATCTTGTGGCAGCTACTGGTTCCTTTACAACTAAAGTTTCAGGTGTAGCTGCTGAGTTTAGTGGGGCAGTTTGTGCAGCTACACTTCATGGTAATCTTACAGGGGATATTGATGGGGCAACAGGATCATTTAGTGCCTGTGTAAGTACCACTAATTTGGTTGCAGCTACAGGAAGTTTTACAACTAAAGTCTCAGGCGTGGCAGCAGAATTTAGTGGGGCTGTCTGTGCTGCTGAGTTTTATGGGGATGGGTCTAATCTAAGTAATGTAGAAGGAACGGTTATTAACAGTAGTTTTACAAGATATACAACTGGAGTATCTTCGTCAAATGCTATACCTGCTGATACTACAAAACCACAAAAAACTGAAGGAACAGAAACAGCTACTGCTACTCTTACACCTTCTAATAGTTCTAACTTATTAAGAATAACTGCTACGACTAATATCCATAAGAATGCTAATTCTGCTTATGCGGTTATGTGTATTTTTAGAGATAGTGATTCTGATGCAATGGCTTCACAAATGTTTGGTGTAGGTAATGTAGCTACACCAGCAGCAGGAACTATAATGTGTCAGGTAACGGCTGGAAGTACATCCTCTACTACCTTTAAATTACGCATAGGACTTGAAACAGGAACTTATGCAAGTAATCAAGGAGCAGCAGGAACAGGAATGGCAGGAGTTAATTATGGTGGAACACTTGGTAATACCATATTAGTAGAAGAAATAAAGGTATAAAATGTCATCTTCAGATTCTAAACTTCTTAAACTAAACTTTAAACCTGGAATACACAGGGAATCTACGCAGTATGCGGAAGAAGGATCGTGGTATGATGCTAACAGAGTAAGATTTAGACAAGGTAAACCTGAAAATTTAAGAGGTTATGTAAAAAAGAATACGACTGCTTTTGACGGTACTGCTAGAGATTTAAATACTTGGGCAGATAATAATACATTTAAAAGAGCAGCGTGGGGAACTGAAGATAAGTTTTATGAGTTTGATGCAGGAACATTTTTTGATATTACCCCAATAAGAGGAAAAACAAGTGTAGGAGATAATACTCTTGCAATTGTTACAATAGACGGAACTAATAATGGATTTTATACAGTTGATGGAGCAGTTAGAGTATCAGTATCAGCTTCCTCTCATGGAGCAGTAACAGGAGATTATGTTACTTTTACTTCAGCTACAACAATTGGAGGATCACCTGGTATTTATCTAACAGGTAAAACATTTCAAGTCTCTGTCTTAGGGACTAATCAATATTCTTTTGATGCGTCTACAACGGCAGACACAACACAAAATAAAGTAGGAACTGCTACTTCTAAATTTCTTCTTCATACTGGTACATCTGTAGCTATTCAAGGATTGGGATATGGAGCAGGTATATATAATGCAGGAGCAAGTACCACTGGAGAAAGAGCTTGGAATGAAGCTGCTACAGAATCAAATATTATTTTTAGAAATACACAATGGAGTATAGATAATTGGGGAGAAGATATTGTTGCATGTAGAAGAGAAGGAAGGATTTATTATTGGGATACTTCAGAAGGAACAGGATCAAGAGCAGCATTAGTTACTGCTTCTCCTTCTGTTTCCAATTATATTGTTGTTTCTCCAAATGATAGACATCTAGTTGCTCTAGGAACTACTGAATTTGGAACTGGTAATTATCAACCAATGTTGGTACGATGGTCAGATCAGAACGATTATAACAATTTTACTCCTTCTGTAACTACAACTTCAGGAGAAAATCTATTAACAGACGGAACTAAAATTTTAGGGGCAGTAAGATCTCGTAATGCTATTAATATATGGACAGACAATGCTTTATGGTTAATGCAATTTGTTGGTCCACCTTTTACATTTAAATTTCAACAAATGGGTACTAACTGTGGGTTGATTAGTCCTCATGGAGGTATAGATTATGATGGCAGAGCGGTATGGATGGGTAAAGATAATTTTTATATGTTTGACGGGCAGGTAAGAAACTTAGATTGTACAGTAAGACGATATATTTTTGATAGATTAAATACATCTCAATTAGATAAAATATATGCAGGTGTAAATTCTGAATTTAAGGAAGTTATCTGGCTCTATCCTTCAAATAAAGGAGATAATGCTGAATGTGATAGTTATGTTATTTGGAGTCCAGATGAAAATTATTGGACTTACGGATCTGCTACATGGACAACATGGTATGATAAGGTTACATTTGATAATGTAATAACTACTGGTGTTTCAGCAACAGATTCATTTATCTTTGATAATGAACCTGACGGTATTTTTACAGGAGATGGTTTAGCACTAAGTTCATTTATTGAGTCTGCTGATTTTGATATTGAAGATGGCGATGCATTAATGTTTATGGATAGAATTATTCCTGATTTTGAATTAAAGGGAGATTGGCCTACACTATCAATGGAAGTTACAGGGCAGTCCTTTCCTGTTAATAGTGCAATTACAAAAGGACCATTTACTATTTCAGATACTACGCAAAAGGTTGATTTTAGATTAAGAGGAAGACAGGCAAAGATTAGAGTTTCATGTGGAACTGAGGGGACTTCATGGCGATATGGCGCAGTAAGATTGGCAGTACAGCCAGACGGAAAAAGGTAGATGGCTCGTTATCCTGAATTACCTTTAATTTTCTTTTCAAGATCTGCTGCTAGTGATGAAGAAAAAAGAAGGGAGTTATATAATTTAGTTCAGCAGTGGGGTGCTTCTCTTATTAATGAACTGGATTTTAGAGATATAGAAGTAGAAGCCACTCCTTCAACAAATATTTTTTCAGTAGTAACAACAACTGATATTGGAAGACCAAAGGCAGGGGATATTGCATATTCAGCAAGTGCAGGACAGTTTAGAGGTTATGTTAGTGTTGCAACAACCGCAGCATGGTATAATTTAGGTGGAGTATAATATATGAATTATAATTATTTACAACAAGGTGGTTTGACTTCTGTACCTATCCGTCCTGTTTTAGGTGGTCAGCCACATGAGTTGTCATATATTACCCCTGAAGAGGCACAGTTACTAAGACAGTACGGTGGTGGTGTAACACCTGATGGTGGTCAGTATCGTGGTCCTGGTGGACTTTCTGCTTATGTCGCTGTTGGCACCGGA